CTCCGCGTCTGTCTCCGCCTCTTCCCCACGGAGGAAGAGAGCCCCTCCGAAGAAGAGGAGGAAGAGGCGGAGACAGACGCGGAGGAGGAAGACGAAGGGCCGTTGGTGCTTATGGACGCTCGCGTAGTTGTCCCGAAGAAGGCCGCCGCCGCCGCTGCGAAGGGCGACAAGAAAACCGTCACCGACACGGCTACGCTGGTGTCCCGACGCGTGTCGCTGATGCGTGCTGCCGATAGTGTGCTTGACAGCGTTGCCGATGACGCTAGCGACCGGACCATCCAGCTCGCCGTAATCGCAAAGTGCGACGGTGATTCGGCTATCGAAGGCCACAAGGCTTGGAGCGACGAACGCTTGCAGGGCCGATTTGATGGCGCAATCGCAGGGTTCAAGTCCCGAGCGGCTCGACCCACCGTAGACACCGCGGCACAAATCGCTGCGATGACAGGGCGCTCCATGCATGGGGACGCATCAGGCAAGACCGAGAAGCTCGATCTCGCTGATCTCCACACAAGTATGGTGACTAAGTTGCGCGACGGCTGGCGCGAACCTGCAGCGCACACGAAGGGTAGAGTAGGATGACACAAAATAACTACACCCCACTGGCGGGGAAGCTCGGCGCACGAGCGACCTCTGACCCCATCACCAGCGTCTCGCGGAAGTACGTTGGGCGTCCACAGATATCCACGTTGACATTCGCTGGCACTCCAACGGACGGGACGTATTCCAACGTGTTCGAGGACCTTGACGTTGACAACATCACCGTCGAGGTTGAGCGTGTTGCTGGTTCTCCGGCGACTGACACGGACCTCGCGGCGCAGTATGTCGTGAACGCGAACACGGATAGCGACCTGCGCCGGTTCTTCATCTTCACCAGCGCTTTGGGTGTGGTGACTATCACCGCTCGAGAGAACGGCAATCCGTTCACACTGGCAAGCGTCACGGCGCCGGCACCCGGAACGCTTGTTGCTGCGACTACTCAGACTTCCGCACCCGTCAATCTTCCGATGGGCATCGCGGTCGTCAACGGCACGGGGCAGCGAGAAATCGTCCAGCCCACCGGAGCTTCAACCGCGTTCGACATCGTCGGCATCACATGGGACGGCCAAGCGAGCGTCGATTCAACGTTGATCCCCACGCTCGGGGTTCAGGGAAGTTTCGAGTCACCGTTCGCGTCGGGCTCGATGGTGCCTACCGCGAAGGGTGGCGTGTACTACGTCCATCCGGAGGTGGATATCGTACAGGGAGATCCCGTGTTCGTTCGCGTCGTCGCCACGGGCGTCGAAGTGTTTGGTCAGCTTCGCAATGATGCTGACGGCGGCGATGCTGTCCAGATCCAAGGCGTTTGGGAATGGAACGGCTCTGCAAATCAACCCACTGCGGTTCGTCTGAACCTTCCGGGAGGTGCGTAATGGATGAGTTCAGCTTAGATGTATTCAAACAGCGAGTCCGTCGCTCTGGTCGCTACGATGGCTCCAACGGTGTATTCACGGAGCAGGCAACGACCGCTGTTCTCGCGGAGGTGTTCCGTAAGACCTACGAAAATCTGAAGTTTGTCGGTGGCGGATTGATGCCACTCGACACAAGCGCGGGGCCCGGTGCTCTCGCGGTGGCTTGGGATGATGTTGGATATTCGACCGATGATGATGATGGATTCATCTCGGACATCTCAACGGACGTGCCCACCGTAAGTGTGAATCTGGAGCGCGAGAGCAATCCAGTCCACACCCTCGCTCGCTCGTATTGCTACTCTGATATCGAGATGAACGTGGCCCGCATGGGCAACTACGATCCCATCGTGGACAAGGCGAGCAGGACGCGTGAGGATTGGGAGCGCAAGCTAAACGACGCAATCCGCTTCGGTGTTCCGGGATTGAACATCCCCGGTTTCTACCGGAACCCCGCCCTCTCGCCGCTCACTGCGACGAACGGGAGCTGGGCGGCCGCAAGTGCAGACGAGATCATTCAGGACTTCGCGGATGCAGTAGCGGCTATCCGGAACGGTACCGACGGGACTTCTGAACCCGATACAGCGATATTCGACCTGGTGACGTGGGGCATTTTGGAGGAGCGACAAAAGTCCGTCGCGTCCGACAAAAACGTCATGCAATGGCTGCAAGCAAACTTTCCGTTCATCAGAACTTGGGCGTGGGACGTCGGTTTGCTCGGCCAAGGCGATGGTGGTACCGGTCAAGGCCGAGACTACACGGGCGGGCAAAACTGCATGATGCTGTACAAGAACGACCGTACGGTACTTCGGTCGCTCCTCCCGATGCCCATGACACCCAAGGGCCCGCAAGAAGTTGGACTCGGGTGGAAGGTCTACTTCTGGGGTAGATTCGCGGGGCTCGCTATCCCGCGGCCTAAAGAGATCGTCCGATTGGAAGGTCTGTAGCCCATGGCGATCGTCCGCAACACGACCCCGTCGCTGCGCCACATCGAAGGCATCCCGCTTCCTTCTCGTAAGGATGTCGAGATTCCCGATGAAGTGATCGCTAGATACAAGGCATCGGGCGCGGGTCCGACTCGGCTGTTTGACTCGGGCATGCTCTACATCAAGGGAGCCGGTCGTGTTGTTCGGATGGAAAGCGCTCACTCAAATGTATCTCCTGATGATGCAGGGGTAGACGAGGACGGCGAGTGAGCCTCGATACGCCGGCTACAGCTCTCGTAGTTTTGGCGTTGAATCCGACGGCGGGAACTGTAGGGTTTCCGTCGTCGGGCTCGATCACCGTCTCGGGTACTCCGGTACTGGCGGGCGAAACGGTTTCATATCTCGGGCTCACGCTGACGGCCGTTGCCGCCGCGCGAACGCCCGGTTCGAACGACTTCAACGGAACCGGGACGACCGCGGCGATTGCTGCTGACATCCTGGCCGCGATCCTAGATCCGCTCAACGCATGGGCGACGACGGTCACCGCGACGCTCTCGGGTCTGACGGTCAGCATGACGACCATCGCGGTGGGCTACAACACGGCGTCTGCCCTCGTGTCGAGTAGTGCCAACATGACCACCTTCGGGCTCACGGGTGGCGAGGTGTTGCTCGACTCCATGCTTGCGACCGCGGTCCGCATGGTCAACGTGGACTGCTTCGGCGAGAAGACATGCGACGCGACGGCCTATTTGGCGCTTCACTTTATGTCAACGGTCACACTCGGGATTGCTGGCGGTGGATCGCCGCTCACCTCGAGGCGGATCGGCGAAATCGCTGAATCGTTCGCGATCGCAACTCCGACCGACCCTTCGTATGGGTCTACGCAGTGGGGGCGCATGTACCTGATGATATGTGAGTCCGTGTTCTGCAATGGGACGACGGGCGCGAGCCTCTGCCTAGGGATTGCCTGATGGCCGCACGAGTCATCGAGATAAAGAACTTGCTGCCGGAGCTCTTCCGGGAGCTGGACGCGCTGGGGCAGATGTCTCTCACGTTCGGATACCAGGGGTCTCTTGCCGGTGAGAAGTACTCGGGCGGCCTATCGGTAGCGACCAACGCGGCTATTCAGGAGTTCGGGGCGGGCAGGATACCCAAGCGCCCGTTCATGGCGAGGACTGCCCGTGAGCGCAAGGGCGACATCGTGAAAGTGATGACGAAGGCGACGGAGGAGGTCGCAACCCTCGAGGACGATGCCATCGACGCGATGACAGACGCGGCCATCGCTATTCACAAGATGTTCATCGAGACGCTAGAGAGCACTTCGAAGTGGGCGAGGCGGAACGCTCCAAGCACCATCAAGGAGAAGGGGCACAACGTTCCCTTGCTCGGTGGCGAATCAACACATCGCCTCAAAGAGAACTTCTCTTGGGCCGTACGCCGTAACGGCAAGATCATCGCGGAGGGCAGATAGGTGTCAGATCCATCAAACCTAGATCTAACAATCCCACTCGCGGACTTCTTAGCGGATTTTGTCAGCGATGGCACATGGGCCAACGTTCTCACGGACCTAAAGGCCGACGCTCTCGGCGAGGAGGCGGCGGCGTCTGACATCGCAGCTGCGGCCGGGCAGCTCTGGTCCAATCAGATGGACAACATGTTCCTCGAGATGTACCGAATCCATCAGGGGAATACGTTGTTCTCGACCAGTACGGTCGATGCGACGCCCGTAACGGTGGGCACGATCGACACTCTGACGGCCGACCGTGACGCGGCGTTTGTGCGCGTCACCGTGACGGCGCGCGCTCCAGGCAGCGACGCTTTCGTGCTCGAGCAGAGTCTCGGGGCCACATTCTATCGGGCCGGTGGCACCATCTCGCAGCTGAACCCCATCAACCCCGTTTCTCGGGTCGGGCTCACGACGGCAATCTCTGAGTTTCTCATCACGGGCAACGTGATCGCCGTACAGGTCACGGGCGAGGCGGCGACAGGGCTCAACTGGGCTGTGACCGTCGACAAGTCGAGGCGGTTGGCATGAGTGATAACGTCACGACTGAAATGCTGACACGTGCGGCCGCGGGTGCCGGGTCGGTGCGAACGATTATGATGACCTCGATGGGGATTGTAGGCGTCATCGTCACAGCGACCATCGGCTACACTGAGGTCCGTGCAAAACCGTCGACGGTCGAGGTCGAGGCGAGGATTGATGCACGGGTGAGCCCGTTGCAAAAGCGAATCATCCCCGTTGAGGAGACGCTTAGCGACATGAGTTCAAACTTTGAGCGCATGAAGCGTGTCCAAGACGTTCAGCTTGACCAGTCTGCGTATCATCAGCTTTTGCTTCTCCATATTGGCGAACGAAAACGAGGGCCGCTGCCGCCAAAGCCGAAAGCGTTGACGGCTAAAGAAATGGACCTCATCAAAGGATGAGCATCCTCGGCGTCAGCCCGCTGATCGACAGCCTGCAGATCCCCGGTGGTATCGGGTTGATCCGCGCGGGGCAATCGACGCAGAACTCGCGAGGCGCTTTCGTGGCGGCGGCGTCCGTGGAGTCCAACCTGCAGCCGGTTGCGGCTCACAATGCGTCCGGGCGCGACCTGCTTCAAATGAAAGAGGCGGACCGGAACGCAGAGGCGATCAAGGTCTACACGAAAGTTCGCCTGTTCGTGTCTGACGACGGGCAAGCGTCCGACAAACTTCGGTACCAGGGTCGCATTTGGCGTGTGACCACGGTCAAGGATTACTTGATACAGGGCAACTGTTACATCTCACTTGCGACGCTGCAGGACGTGCAACAACCGTGAGCATCTTCGCGCCACTTCGGCTCGACCGGATGTCGACGGCGTTGTTCAATGCGTTGACCGAGGCGACGGACGCGGACACCGTCACGTGGTCGTATGGCACCGGGTCATGGGAGACGATGGGGGCCAATGTTGTTTCGATGACGATGTCAGGGCCGCCGGCGTACCACAACCTGAGCGGCGCACGTGGAACGGGGCTCGTACCACCCACGTCGGTTGATATCGGCGTGTCGGGAACGACATCGGGTGTCCTCAACATCATCGAGGTCAACGACTTTGCCTATGGATACGAGACCCAGGTTGGAGACGATGCGGATGTCATCCGTGATGGATTGATTGCGTCGCTCAACTCGGACCCGCTCGACCCGTTCACTGCATCGATAGGCGGAGCGGGGATCGTTCGCATCGTGCCGGACTCGTTTGGTGCGATATGGGAGATGGCCATTCGCGGACAGCTCTCGCTGTCGGACCTGACGCTGAGCGACGACGCTGTTCTGTTGACGCAGGGCACGAAGAGGATGGTCGTAGACATCGAATGTTTCAGCAAAGGAACCGAGCTGCACAACGGCGCGAACGCACTGATGTCGCAAGTTGAGGCGGCCCTCGAGGCCACCGATATCGTCAACGATATGGCAAAGCTAGGGCTTGCGGTATGGGGCAAGGGTACGCCTATCGACCTGTCCGCCATTGCGGGGGCGTTCTGGGAGACGCGAGCGTTGATTCCCGTGACGTTCGCGATGGTGTCATCGTTCACGCGTCCGGTTTCGACTATTGAGACCGTTGTCGTCACAACAAACTTCCGCCTAATCTCTGGCGGGCCGATCATCCAAACGGAGACAACGACCGTTACAGCACCATAGGGGAGAAGAAATGCCAGCACCGATCAGCACTTTCATCGACGTCAACGTCAACATCACCGGAGCGCTTGCCGACAAATTTCAGTTCGGCGCAGTTCTTGGAGCGTTCGCGCATAACGTCAACACCGACAGGCAAAACGGCCCGTTCTTCAATGAGACTGAGATGAACGATGCCGGGTTTACAGTCGCAGCAACTCCCGCTATCCGGACTTGGGCGTCCGACGTGTTCGCTCAAGATGACGGCGTTGACTTTCTGTTGGTCGGCCGCCGTATCCCTCCGACGGGTGGAATCATCGAGCAGGTTTGGCAGGTTGCTGCAATCGGCCCGGTGTTTGTGGATGAGACCACGGACTTCAACAGTGTCACCACGGCTGACTGGGATGTGTTCCCGGCCGGCAACGCGATCGGGGATTACTCGGCCTGGGGTATGCCGGAGAAGTTCTCTCGTCTGCTCATGGACAACACCAGCGGCACCGCGGGCACCGTCGGCGTTGTTGACTGGGAGTACTGGGATGGCTCGGCATGGTCGGCGCTCGTCGTTGTTGATGGGACGTCGAGTTTCACGGCGGCTGTGAGTTCCGGACAACTGGTGACATGGACGCCGCCGCTGGACTGGACCCTGCTATCGCTCAACGGCGAGACCGCGCAATACTATGTCCGTGCGGTCATCACCACGATATTCACCATCGAGCCTATCTACGATGTCGGTACCGCGGCGGGTGACCAAACATGGACGGAGACGCTGGACGAGATCGAGACCGCAAACTCGGAATCTTGGTACATCACGAACATCGAGAGTCGCGCGGCCGCGGACACCACGGAGGCTGCGAACTGGACGGAGACGCGAGCCAAAATCTACATGGGCCAGTCGAGCGATAGCGACATCCTGTCCGACGGCGGGGGGAACATCGCGGAGACACTGAACGGGCTCAGTCTCACGCGTACGGCGTTGTGGTACCACGCGCTAGATGCCGAGTACCTGGATGGTGCGATAGGTTCAAGCGGCGGCGGCCTGAATCTAGATGCGCCGGGCGGCGTTGGCATTTGGGGATTTCGGCAGCTGGAAAGCATCACTCCGGACACTGTGACGGGGGCGCAGGCGACGAACATCTATGCGAACGCGGCGAACCTGTTCGGGCGGAACATCGGGCTCTCGTTTACGAGCGAGGGAACGATGGCAGCGGGGAAACCCCGCTTCATCGACGTCACGACGACCATTGACTGGGTCACGAAGCGCATCCAGGAAGCGGTACTCGAGTTGTTTGTGGGAACGCCTACCAAAATTCCCTACACGAACGGGGGCATCAACCTGTGCGTGGGGGCCATACAGGGTGTGTTTGATGCCGGTGTGACGTTCGGCCACTTCAGCCCCGATACGCCGCCCACAATCACAGCGCCCGACATCAACGATGTGTCGAGCACGAACAAGCAGAATCGTGTTTTGCAGCTCACGGCAAATGCGGTATTCGCTGGTGCCATTCAAAAAATCGAGTTGACAATCAACCTGCAGTTCTAAGGAAAGGGTACGCAATGCAAAACTACGCTATTGATCGGGTCGAAATTGCCTGGCAGGGTGTCGACTTCAAGAGAGGGCTTGCCACGGGAACATCGTTCACCGAGGCCCGGACGGGGCCATCATTCACGCAAACGATGACAGCCAACGGTGAGGCTATCCGCACGTACATGTCCGACCGGTCCGGCGCGGTCACGATCTTGGTGGACCAAACATCTAGGCTGCATCAGGACCTGCGCGAGCTGGCCGAGTCAGACCGGAACTCGAGGACAATCGTCGGGCCCATGGTCGTCAAGGATAACAACTCGGGCGAGCAGCTGACGTACAAGAACGCCTATATCGCCACGCAGCCCGACGAGGTCCGGGGCACGGAAGCCTCCATATTCTCGTGGCTGTTCAACTTCGAGGGCTTTGAAAAAACGGTCAGCAAGGTTGTGAACGTTGTAGGCAGCTAGCATGAGGAACTACGCTGCGGACAAGATCGAAGCTGGGTTCCTGACGCTGGACCTCAAGCCCGGCTTCGCCGCGGGCTCGTTCATGTCGATTCGGCAGACGCGGGCATCTTGGACGCAGCGCGATAATGGTGTTGGCGGCACGATACGGTTGTTCAATCCGTCGCAGTCTGGAGAGGTAGACTTCTCCATCACTACCCAATCTGCGGTCCATCAGAAGCTGATTGCATTTGCATCAGTGGACCGCAGGATAAGAGTCGTACAGGGCCCCTTGTATGTGAGGGACCTAAACTCGAATGAAGTGTTCGCGTTTACGAACGCGTACATCACCACAAAGCCAGACGAGCAGCGGGCAACCGCGCCAGTTGAGACAACTTGGACTTTTGCATACACGTCTCAACACCACATCCCCAACCTCTTGGATGTAAACGCCGTCGGAAAATGATCGAACAAAATGAAGACCACGGAAACTACGGCGCCGGCTGTGACCGGATTCATCCCTACCGGGCTCAAGACGCACGCGACGATAATCGACGGCGTCACCTATGAGACCACAACATTTACCGCGACGAGGGCGCTGGTAATGCTCCCGAAGATCGTGAATCTTCTCGGGGAAGATGGGTTGACGCTCTTCCTTGCCAGCAATGATGATGACGCGAAAGGACTTGTCGAAGAGGCCCAAGTTGAGGCGGCTCTCATGTCGAAGGTGATGGAAAACGCCGTCGGAGAGGAGGGTGACGCAGACGGGCTTCTCGTTGTCAAGGACCTCGTCGGGGGCACAATCAGCAACCGAATCAAGATAGGTGACAACTTTGTCACCGCAAAGATCGGGGCTCACTTCGACGAGTACTTTGCGGGGAACCTTACGCACCTAATGGCAGTGAGCATGTGGGTGTTTCGTTGTTCTTTCGGCGAGCCCTAGTCCGACGACCACTCGCAAAATGGTCGATCTCGGAGCGGGCAGGCGGACCGCACAACGGAATCGATACCGAAAACGTACCGTGGCAAATCTTTGTCGCATGCTCTGACGGTGAGTCCGTGAACGCTACTACATACATGCAGCTGCAGACGGTCATCGACTTCGAGGGCCTGCAGGACATTCTAGAAATGCACGAGGTCCATAATTCGTGGAAGCACGCGGAAGTTCTGAACGCAGAACTGCGCGCTAAGATCAGTCAGGGGTAAAATCATGGCCGTAAAAACTATCGCAGAGCTCCTGATCGAGATTGACGTAAAAGTCAATGGCGCGAAACAAGCAAAGAAGTCCCTGAAGGGCCTCGGCACCTCGGGCAAGGAGGCCGGAGGAAAGACCACGAAGGAGCTCAAGGGCACCAAGAAGGAGATGAAGAAGCTCGGGAAGGAGGCCAAGAAAACAACTTCCGGGTTCAAGAAATTGAAAGGCATCGGGTCGACGATCGGCAAGGGGTTTAGGGGCGTTGCCAAGGGAGTGGCTGGCATCGCAAAGGCCGGCGCTGCAGCTATCGCTGCGTTGGGTGCGGCCTTACTTGGGTTGTTGTTCAGCACTGCGAACCGGCTCGAGAAAATAGGCAACGAGTCGAAGAAGTTGGGTTTTACGACGGAGGAGTTTCAGCGTCTCGAGTTCGTGGCCGGGAAGGTGGGGACGTCAATCGACATCGTCGGCCGCGGGGTAAAGAACCTCGGGCGCCTGTTTGATGACGCTCAGCGTACGGGTAGCGGCAAGTTTCTCGATGCCCTCGAGCGAATGAACATCGCCGGTGAGCAGTTCGACAAGGGGCCGATCGAGAATCTCAGGACCATGGCGGATGCGCTGGCCGGCATCGAGGACCCTTCCGAACGCATTCAGCTTGCGATGGCGACTCTCGGGGAGGAGGCAGGTCCCGAGCTGCTCAAGGCTATCGGTGAGGGCACTGTCGCATTCGACACGCTCCTCAACAGCATGGACGCGACCGAGATCGCCACGGATGCGCAGATACAGAAAGCCGCAGAATTCAACGCGTCGATGGAAGACATCAAGGCGACGCTTCGTGACGTAGCGGTCGAGTTCGTTGAAGAGTTCCTGCCAAGCGCCAAAGAAACCGTGAAGCAGTTTCGTGGATGGATCAAGGAAAACGACAAGCTGCTCAAACAGGACATCCCGAAGTTCATTCGCTCAATGATCAAGTCGATCAAGAGCGTCATTGGTCCCATTGTCGATTTCATCGACAGCATGAGCAGGCTGCACGATGAAGCTTCACGGCTTACAGCCGGGATCGAGAAAGATTGGCCCGTCGCGTGGGGCATCGCTAAGAGATCCATCGAGTTCATGTTTAGTCCGCTCGCTAGAATACTTTCATTGTTGAAGCTCGTCGGGCTTGCGGGCGACAGTGCTGCCGATGCATTGGTAAACATTCGCGGGCCGGATGAGACCGATGCTGAGTTCGCGGCGCGCAAGCGTTCGTCTAGCAAGGAGGGGAGAAAGCAGAAGAAGCTCGACAGGCAACGGGCCGAGAAGGAGGAGGCGGCGGCCGAAGCAGAGGCAAAGGATGATGCGAGGTTCGTGGATGACCTGTTCAGGAAGGCCGAAAGGTTTCAGGGTCGGGAGGTCAGCAAGATACTCACGAAGCGGAAGGGGAAGAAGTTCACATCCGCGGAGCGACGTCAGCTAACCGAGCTCGGAAAGAGCGAGGCCGAGATACTGACGCTCGAGGCGCAGAGGGTGAAGCGCAAGAGCGGCGCCAAGGGGGGGAAGAAGAAGGACGACGACAAACCGGGCGTGTCTCTGGCCGAGGCGTTGCTCGCTATCCGTACGGGCACCGCGGACCCGCAACAGATTAGAAAGGTCATTCAGTCGCTGGCCAAGAAGACCCCGTCAACGAAGTCGATCAAGCCGACGGTCGCCATCGACTACTTCAACTTCAACATCACACAGAACATCAAAGGCTCGTCACCCAAACAAATAGGTGATGCGAGCGCTGTGGCGATTCGTAAAGAGTTCAGGAAAGCCAACGCGAAGGCCGGGCAGGATCTCGCGCCGAGCGTCGTACGATAATGGCACTTCCAGCAATACTAGCGGCCGCGTTCGGTGGCATGAGGATGGTGCAGACTTGCAGCATCTATCGACTGACGAAAGTGACGGGATGGACGATACCCATCGAGCCACTCATCGACCTTATCCCGGGTGTCACACCGAACCGTGTCACGCTCGACATGATTGACAGCGAAGATTCGCAGTTGAACTTCTCCGTCACACAGAATGCGCTGCAGGACTTCTCTACTGCGACATCGAACAATCACGGAGAACTCGAGACGCTGTCGGTGTCGGGCATCATGACGTCATCATTCCAAGTTGCGTCGCCAGTGCCTATCGGTCCGGCAACGGTCGGTGCGTTCGGCCTGCGCGCCGACATGCTGCGCCTAGAGAACCTGAGGGCCATCGCAAAGAGGCGCGAACCGGTGATGGTGGTGACGCCTCGCAAGAGCCTCGCAAAGGCTTTTATCGTATCGCTTAGCGACCCCTGGACGCCGGACCTTGGAGAGAACACCGAGGTGTCTATGTCGTTTATCGAGGCTCGCATCATCAGCCCGTTGATCGGGCAGGCGGTGCCGGACTCTGCAGCCCAAATACCCGGCAAGAACGCGGAATCTGGCGGGGGCATTGAGGCCGGCGCGCCTTCCAACTCATCGGCTGTACCATCAGGGACGACCGGATCGGCGCCGCTATGAGCATCATCGACCTACCCGTGCAGAAGGGCGACCCGGAAGAGGGTTTCTCCTCGCAGTTCAGCTATACGATCATCCTCGAGGGCCGGCGCCATGGTCTGAGGTTCTACACGAACGGGATCGATGGGCTTTGGTACTTCGATCTCACGGACACCAACTTTGACCCCGTCGTTGTTGGCCTCGGCCTCTCGGTGGGCGTGGACCTGCTGTTCCCATACCGTCACCTTAGCGACTTGGTGCCCCCGGGCGTCCTGTACTGCGTGGACCTCTCAGGCGTCGGCAGTGACCCCACGACGGACTCATTCCTTGAGACCGGGACCCACCTCGTGCGCTACATGACAAGCGACCAAGCGTTCCCGACGGCGTGATATGCCTGTTCTGTTCCCTATATTCCTTGGCGTCGCGGCGGAGTTCACCGTAACGGGCAACCTAGGCATTCCCGTGTTGATGTACAGCAACCTCGACGGGCAGGGGCTTCGCATGGAGTGGGAGTGCGACCTAACCCTCACTCGCACGGCCAACACCGCGACGCTGCGCATCTTCAACCTTGGCCTACCCCAACGGAAGATCCTCGAGGCGGTCATGGCGGTGGTGGGGTTTGGAAAGCCGCCGGTCTGCGAACTGAAAATAGGATGGGATGGGAAGACGTTTCGTCTCATGCAGGGCCAGATATGGAAGATCCGGCCGGAGGTGTACGAGGAGAACGACACGGTGACAGAGATCGAGTTTGGTGATGGACTCGTCGCCATGCGCACCGTGACGGGGTATCCGAAGCAGGTGACGTTGACGCTCGTTCAGGCAATGGTCGCGAGCGCAGCCCTGGCGATGGGGCTCGAGCTGGACGTGGTGCAGGCGACACCCATTATTGCGTCATCTCCGAACGCGTTCCGGTTGATGAACATCCCCCCCGGCCTGACGCCTCGAGATCAGATGGACCTTGCCGCGTCGGGCTTGGGCGATGGATACGATTGGGGCATTCGCAACAACCGGATCGTGATATTCAACCGTGGATTGCTTACGCTCATCGTAGGGCTTCCCAACATCATTGCACCTGAGAGCGGGTTGTTGTCCTACACGGTCGAAACCAATGGTTCCGTCGGTTTTGAGGCAATGGCGAATCCTGGGGTTGAGCCCGGTACCGGTGTTTCGATAATTGACAGATTCAAAAAACCCGTGGGGCAGCCTCTCATGCGAGTAGAGTCCGCATCGTTTTCCGGAAACACACACGGCGAAAGCTCGATGTCCGTTGTCGCCAGACCGCTGAGCCTCCTATGACCCAAGAAAGCAGAACAGGCGTGTTTGACCTCCGGGAAACGCCGGAACTTGCCGAGCTGATTCGCATTCACGGCCGAAACATGGCCGTCAAGATGCGCACCGCGACGGTCGGAACGGTCACGGCTACGGGATTGCAGCCGCTTGGATACGATCCCGCGCAGCAACTTTGCTCGATCGAGGTTCAACAGCAGACGACGCTCATCGACCCGGACGATTCCACAAAGTCAATCCTGCAGGACCCGGTGGTGCTTGCGAATGTGCCGGTCGCATGGCCTCGAACTAGCGCGGGGTACCTCACGTTCCCGCTCGCCGTTGGCGACACCGGTGAGCTCATCATTCAGGATCGCAGTCTGACGGAGTGGCTGAAGAAGGGTAGCCCAGTCGACCCTATCGACAACTGGACGCACAACATTAGCGACGCGGTGTTTCATCCCGGGCTGCACAGCAAGATCGACCCGATTCTGCCACCCACGGATATTACGGCGACCGTCCTCGAGGGGACGACGATCAAGCTCGGTCGCACGGCATTACCCATCGTCAACACGCTTGTGCTCGAGCAGGCATTGATCGCTGCGATGAGCGCGATGTTCACTGCGGGGATAGGTGCCGGCACCGGTGCGGTGGGAACTACCGGAACCCTCGCGTTCACTGCAGCTCAAGCGGCATGGGAGACAACCATCGCCATTGCTCTTGGGACAACGAAAACGGTGGCGGAATAATGGCCGACCTCAAACTCACGGATTCCGATATGGACCTCACAGACGGCGAGCTCTCGTTTGTGACGGGGCCGGCTGCGATAGCCCAAGACATTACGATGCGGCTGCGTACGTGGCTCGGAGAGACCGTATACGACCAGTCCGCGGGGGTTCCATATCTGCAAGTCATCTTCGTCAAGTCGACGCCGGTCGAGTCGGTTGCTTCATCCTGACG